ATGGGTTAAGTGATTGACACAACGGCCAATGTTGTAATATCTAAGGCCAACGAAGTATTTTTAAAAATTAATTCTGAACCTCATATTGAGTATGAACTAAGGGATCACTTTACCTTTGAAGTAGAAGGGGCAAAGTTCATGCCTCAGTATCGAAATAGAAAGTGGAATGGGGAGATACATTTATTTGATATGAGATCCAAGCAAATATATGTGGGTCTATTAGATAAAATTATTTCTTTCTGTGAGAGACACGATTATACTTATAAGTTTGAAGATAACCAATACTATGGTACTCCCTTTGAGGTAAATGATGGGATATCATATGATGGTGTAAAAGATTATATGAGATCTATTTGCAGTCATCAACCAAGAAAATATCAAGTTGAGGGAGTATACGATGCCTTAAGACATAATAGAAAGCTATTGATATCACCCACTGCTTCAGGCAAATCTTTGATGATATATTCTCTTGTAAGATATTACGTTGAGAAAGGGCAAAAAATTCTTTTAGTTGTTCCAACGACATCACTCGTAGAACAGATGTATAAGGACTTTTTTGATTATGGTTGGGATGCTGAGTCATATTGCCACCTAATATATGCAGGAAAAGAAAAATCAAATCATTTGCCAGTTACAATTACTACTTGGCAATCTGTTTATAAACTAGAAAGATCTTTCTTTGAAGAATACAATGTAGTTATAGGAGATGAAGCTCACCTATTTAAGTCGAAGTCATTAGTATCTATAATGACAAAACTACATCATGCTAAGTATAGATTTGGTTTTACTGGAACATTAGATGGCACACAGACGCATAAATGGGTGTTAGAAGGGTTATTTGGACCAGCATATAAGGTGACTAGAACAGATGAACTGATGAAACAAGGACATCTTTCTCAGTTAGATATTCAATGTTTGGTATTAAAACATCCACCACAAAAATTTGAAACATATAATGATGAAATAGAATATCTGATAAGTCATCCCCAAAGAAATAACTTTATTAAAAACCTAACTTTAGATTTGAAAGGAAACACTCTTGTACTGTTTGCACGAGTCGAAGCACATGGACAGGTTCTTTACGATTTGATAAATAGTAATAATAAAGATGACCGTAAAGTATTTTTTATTCATGGCGGTGTAGAAACTAGCGAAAGAGAAAAGGTCAGAGAAATCACAGAGGAACAAACAAATGCGATCATCATTGCGAGTTATGGTACTTTTAGTACTGGGATTAACATTAAGCGGCTGCACAACATCATCTTCGCCAGTCCCTCCAAGTCCAGAATTAGAAATCTCCAGTCCATCGGTAGGGTCTTAAGAAAAGGAAAGGACAAAGTAAAGGCAACACTATATGATGTTGCGGATGACTGTGTTACAAACACAAAAAGAAATTACACATTAAATCACTTCATAGAAAGGATTAAGATCTACAACGAAGAAAATTTTAACTATGAAATAATCACTATACAACTAAAGAAATAATATGGAAGAAGACTTTTATGCATCACTAAAACTTAAATCGGGTGAAGAAATTTTCGCACGGGTAGCTCCTTCTGAAGAAGAGGATAGAACTATATTGATTTTATCTAACCCAATTTGCATATCAGAAGTGAAAACTAAAAGTGGTCTTATGGGATATAAAGTAGAACCTTGGTTAAAGACAAGTAGAGAGGATATGTTTATAGTTGATATGGATAATGTTATAACAATGTCTGAGTGTAATGATCCAGAAATGATGGTATTACATCAACAGTTTGTACATGATACTGGAGAAGGTATAGGATCTTCTAAGATCAATAAAAGAATGGGTTATATTGCTAACGTAAATGATGCTAAAGAGATTTTAGAAAAGATCTATAAGAATAGTAATACTAAGAGCTAAACCGTTCCCTTCAACCCTGACAGAGTTATCATACTTATAATTTAGTAACTTGTCAAGTAATAATTTAAATGTTATAATATCTACATAGTAGTGATAAAGACTTATGGCGATACGACCTATGGCGAAACGTAAGCGATCCGAACACTATGTAAATAACAAAGAGTTTCTTGCTGCCTTAATTAGATATAGGGAAGATAAGGAAATTGCCTTATTGCAAGATAAAGAAAAACCTGTTATACCAAGGTACATAGGTGAGTGTTTCTTAAAGATTGCAAATCATTTATCATTCAAACCAAACTTTGTTAATTACATGTTCAAGGAGGACATGATCTCTGATGGAATCGAAAATTGCGTTCAATACATACACAACTTTAATCCTGAGAAATCCCAAAATCCTTTTGCTTACTTTACTCAGATCATACATTATGCATTTCTCCGTAGAATACAGAGAGAGAAACGCCAGTTAGAAATTAAAAACAAGATTCTTGAGAAGTCTGGTTACTCAGAAGTATTTGATGATAGTAATCAGATTGACGGAACGACATATGCAGACTATAATTCAATTAAGGACGCTGTGCATTCCAAGTTACGTAACTAATGAAGATTGCGATTATAACAGACCAGCACTTCGGAGCACGAAAAAATTCAAAACTTTTTCATGATTATTTTCTGGAGTTCTATGAAAATGTTTTCTTTCCTACTCTTGAAAAAGAAGGTATCACCACAGTTATTGACATGGGTGATACCTTTGATAGTAGGAAGGGAATTGATTTTGCTGCATTAACTTGGGCAAAGGATCATTATTTTGATAGATTAAAAAAGATGGGCATCACTGTCCATACAATTGTTGGTAACCATACAGCATATTATAAGAATACTAACGATATAAATGCAGTAGATCTTCTATTGAGAGAATATGATAATGTAAAAATATATGCAGAAACAACTTCTATAATGGTAGATGGATTGAATATTCTTCTTGTGCCTTGGATAAACAAAGAGAATGAAGAGAAGAGTGTGGCAATGATTAACAAATCACAAGCTCCTGTTTGTATGGGACATCTTGAGTTGAATGGATTCAGAGCAACACCAGGTCATATGATGGAACATGGAATGGATTGGAGTATATTTAATAAATTTAAAAAGACTTACTCTGGACATTATCATTGCAGATCTAATCAAGACAACATTTATTATCTTGGTAATCCTTATGAAATGTTTTGGAATGATGTTGATGATGAGAATAGAGGGTTCCATTTATTTGATACAGAAACCTTAGAGCATACCCCAGTTAATAATCCATATAGACTTCACAAGATAATATTTTATAGTGATCAAGATTATCAGTTGTTTGATGCAAGAGAATTAGAAGATAAGATAGTAAAGGTAGTAGTACGGAATAAGAGTGATAGAGTTAAGTTTGAAAAATTTATTGATAAGTTGTACAGTGTTAATGTAGCAGAATTAAAAATTGTTGAAAATTTTGGTTTGTTAGATGATAAAGAGTTTGAGGCATTTGAGTCTGAAGATACTATATCAATTCTTAACCGATATGTAGATGAATCAGAAATTGATCTTGATAAGTCTAGAATACAAAAAGTTTTGAATGATACTTACAAGGAGGCATGTGAGTTGGTTTAATGTTTATTCTAACCATTGCTGGCAAAGAGCATGAAGGTGCTTATTCTGTTCATGATGATGATGGTGACAAAATCCTTTACATTTTTGAACAAGAAGATGATGCTATTCGATATGCTATGATGCTAGAGGATCAAGACTATCCTGAAATGCATGTTTTAGAAGTCGAAGATCGTGTAGTTCTTGCAACATGCGAAAATCATGGGTATAACTATGCTGTTATAACACCCAATGATATTGTTATTCCACCCCCTATAAAGGAAGATGATCCAATTTGAGACTATAAGATACAAGAACTTTCTTTCTACTGGTAATCATTATAGCGAAATACAACTTGATGAATATGCTACAACACTAATCATCGGAACAAATGGTGCAGGTAAATCTACTGTATTAGATGCTTTGTGTTTTAGTTTATTTGGTAAACCTTTTCGTAAGATCAATAAAAGTCAATTGATCAATACTGCAAATGAAAAAGATTGTAGAGTTGAAGTAGAATTTTCTATTGCAGAAACTGAATGGAAAGTTGTAAGGGGAATCAAACCAAATCTATTTGAAATCCATAGAAATGGTTTAGCTATGGATCAATTCTCTAATGCTAATGATCAGCAGAAGTGGTTAGAGAAGAATGTTTTAAAGATGAACTATAAGTCATTTACTCAGATTGTTATATTGGGTAGTAGTGCCTTTGTTCCTTTTATGCAATTGACTGCTACTAATCGTAGAGAGGTTATAGAAGATCTTTTAGATATTAAAATCTTCTCTTCTATGAATGCACTTATTAGAGATAAGATTAAGGATGTCAGAGATGAAATTAAAACTTTAGATCTTAAGAAAGAGTCCTTAAATGATAAAGTTAAAATGCAAAAAAACTTTATTCATGAGTTAGAATCAGAAAGTCAAGGAAGAATAGAATCTAATAGGGATAAGGTTGGAGTTCTTTTTGCAGAGTCTGAAGGGTACGTGAAAGAGAATGAAGTGTTGGAAACTGAACTGCATGACCTAACTAAAAGTCAGGAAAAGTTGACAGGATCTAAGAAAAAATTAAGTGAGTTAGGAAACCTTAAAGGAAAAATATCCCAGAAGGTATCTACCATTACCAAAGAGCATAAGTTCTTCACAGAGCATACGGTTTGTCCTACCTGCGAACAAGGCATCGAGGAGGAGTTCAGAATAAATAAAATTGCCGATGCTCAAACTAAAGCAAAAGAGTTGGAATCTGGTTATGAGGAACTAGAACAAGCAATTAAAAAAGAGGAAGAGAGAGAGCATCAATTTACAAACTTATCTAAGGAGATTA